CCACTTAACATTACTTCTTCTTCAAAAGCTCTGTCAGATGTTTCAGTTACGTAAATCTCCGCATGTTGATTTTCGTACCTGTTATACTCAAGTCCAAATAGTGCATTTAGACCTGGCTCTAGTTCTTTAACTAGTTGTGCTCGTGATATTGCCATAATCTTATACTCCTATTATAGACCTGTTCCACCTTGACGGTAGAAGTGATTGTTGATTCTTACCAGAATGTTAGCATTTGAAGTCGCTAGATCATCGTTCTCAGGATCTTGCGATATATCAATTGCTTGTACTGCAAATGTGCCAGCTGTTCCACTAACTCCCACATCTAACATTACTTCTGATATTCCTGTTGTTGTATTTCCAGTATCCGTAGTAAGCGAATAGTTTCTAAATAGATCCGCTTGTGCGAAAACCGCATCAGCATTCATTAAGAATACAGCATCTGGATCATCAACTACAAAAGCAGTTATGTCACCTTGTGAAGGTGTGATTCCACCAGGATAGCTGTTCCTGAATGTTGGTTTTCCTGTTGTTGGATCATTATAAAAACATCCGTTAAATACACCCACCACAGCATAAGATGTATTTCCAGCAGCTCTAGTAACAAAACCAGTTGTTAATGGTCTTACTAAATCTCCTTGGAAAATAGCAGTTGCGTCTCCACTTGCTATCTTATATCTGTTTTGGGCTCCTACTAATGGACTACCGTCTAGTTTTCTGTAAGGTCTTAGACCAAACTTTTCTAGTTGATTTGCCATAGTTGTTATCTCCTTTAACAGTTTATTTTAATAACCCAGTAGCAATTACAAAAAAATTATTTTTTGCGACTACCACCAAAGGTCACTCTAGACTGTCTATCAATATTGATAGGCATGTCTGGATGTTGTTCCTTCATAAGATCATTATCCACCGCGTTCATTCTATCTTGAGTAATTTTATCAAAATACTCAGCACGTGAGATCAATGTCTCTTCCGGTATCCTTGCCAACACAAGGCCTCCAATCCCAATACACCCCTTGTATCTTCCTTCGGTATAGAAAGGGTAATTGTGTTGACCAATCTCTTCTATAATTTGATCGGATTTCACAAATTCCCAACCTTCCCTTAATTTTTTAGATACATTAGCTGTATCCTCAAAACCTTGAACGTTAGTACGTATCCATCTATGGGCGTACCCGTTCGGTGCAGGTGGTGCATCCAAACTGGATGGTGGAGTCCAGGGTTTTTTAGCTTCTTTCAAAACTTTTTTTTCCGACTCCCGTGAAGTTCTCTTAATTGTACTCATAACTATTTATCCTCCTTCACGTATCTAGCATATTCCTCTAGTGGCACATTTAATCTTTTAGCAATAGCTACCTGTGATTTTGTGAGTTTCACAGTTCTGCGTCCTTGTTGACTACGACCGGCCGAAGCAACTGTTTGGACGGGTTTAGGTGCTTCTTTTTTTGGCTCAGCCTTAGAGTTATCAAAACTATCTGGAAAGTACTTCCTAAGTCTTGAATTAACTTCATTATAATACTCATCACTATCTACTTCAATACCCTCTTGAGAAATATTGTTATGAATAGTAATAGCAGCATTAGTCATGACTTCATCAGTTCCAAACCATGAATTCTCCTCTGCCCACTTCTTAGCTTTTGGAGTAATTTGTTGCATTGGTTCTGATTTTCCGCTGTTTGAGGTATCAGCTTGTACGTTTTTTTGTTGTTTATTTTCTTCTTCAAGCTTCTTTTTTTCTTCTCGATTAGTAATCTCTAATCTAGCTTTTTCTTTTTCTACAGCTAATTGAGTTAACTTATCGTTGGCTTCCATTATTTTAGAAGCATCTTGTTTTTCGATAGCTTGTTGAAGAGCTACTTTGACCTGTTCTCTTTGAGCATCTACTCTTGCATCTAATTCTTTTAGATACTGTTCATCAGTAGAATTTAACTTTTTAAGATTAGTGTCAAATTTCTTTTGTATACCTTGTGCGTATTCAAGAGCTGCTTTTTCTCTTCTTTCAGCTTCTTTTTTTTGAAAGACGAGTTTATCAATTCTTTTTTGATAATCTCTTCTTGAATCTTGAAGGTTTGGTTTTTCTTCAGTCTTTTCCTGTTTTTCTTTTGATGCTTCCTCTGAAACTTTATTTTCTGTTTCTTCGGAAATTTCAATTTTAGGTTTTTCTTTTTCTTCCTCTGAAGGTTTTTCGTGATCTGTATATCCTAGATCAACTTCGCCTACATTTAAATTAGGCTCTTCTTTTTTAGTCTCTTCTTTTACTTCGACACTTTCTTCTTTTACATCGTCAGTATCAAGTTCGACTTCTTTTTCTTTGGCTAATAGAGCTTCCGCACTATAGTCTTTTACTTCTGCCATGTTTATCCTCCTTTAAAATAAATGGAGAATATCTTCTGGTTTTCCTATAGTTCCTATTATTTCGTCATCATTGAGTATACGGTGTTCACCATATTTAGTTTGAAATCTTGATCCAGAGTATCTGCCATAAACAACAAATTCTCCTTCTTTACACCATGCACCACTCGGAAATTTTTCTTTATCTTGATAACAAAGATCGCCTAACTTAACTACCAAACCCACAACAGTTGTCATTTGAATTTTGTCTTGAGTTTCGTCAGCTAATATTACACCACCTTTGGTTTTTGCTTTACCAGACCAAGGTCTAACTAGCATTCTGTATCCGACTGGATTAGGTATGATTTCAAGATATTCTTTGATGCCTTTTGGATCTGTTGGAATTTGTGATTTAACCTCTTCTTCTTTTTTTTGGTCTTTACCAAAGTCAGTAAGCTTAGGTTTTATCAATTGTACCATCGTTATCCTCCTTATGCAGGTTTATAATATCCTGAAGCAGCGTTTCTAATCCGCTGAGTCTACCTCTAGCATACATCAGTTGAGATTCTGTTTCAACCCCATAGCAAATATGATCCTTTACGTCTTCTATTTGTTTATGAATTTTATTTCTTATAGCTTCAACCGTAAAATGATCTAACATACAGCTCTCTTTAATGATATTTTATTTTTACCTTGTTTTAATAACATAAACCCATACTGATTAACTATTATGTTTAATATAGTTTGCATATCATATTTAGAATAATCATCATATACAAAAACACTACCAGTATATGATCTTTCTGCAAAAAAAATTGATTCTTTTATAATATCAATTGTTTTATGGGGACCATCGAAATGGACTAAATCATACTTATTTCTTAATTCTTTTTTATCTCTATAAATAGGAACACCATCTTGAAATCTTTTCATAAATTCATCGTCTCCCATTTGAAATAATGTAAAATGTTTATAATCTAAATCTTTTATTAATTCTTGTTTCATGTCATTTGTATAATCAGCTGTACAAGATTTTACTGTATCGTAGTGTTGATAATTTAAATTACCATAAGGATCTATTCCAATATGCCAATGTTTTTTAAATATGAGTGTATCTAAAATTACTTTAGAACCTTTGCCTTTTCTAACACCTATTTCTGCAGTAAAAAAATCATCACCTTTCAATGATTCACAAGCTTCTTTTAGGATTTCGTACTCGGTGCTATCGCCTTTAATCATATTTTAAATGATTGTAATGCATTTAATTTTTCTTCAGAGTCTACAATTGTTTGTAATAATTTATCTATCTCATCAAGATGTTGTGGATGCTCTCCTATACCTACACTATTTTCTAAATAAATTTTAATGGTCGCATCTGCTTCTGAAATTTTAGCATTGTATCTGTCTTCTAATGCGTTTATTAAAACCATTTTAAGATTCATATAGAATCTATATATTATTTACTAAGATTGTAAATATGATTTATTTATCTTTTTTACCACCACCGTTTCTAAATATTTGTGTACCCTTGATGCCGTAAATGCTGGCTACAACAAGAATCCACAAATTTGTAAACCATGATGGGAGCTGCGAGAACATTTCAAAAAATAATTTTACTTTGTCCATTGCAGTTGGGTCATCAGACACCACCGCCCAAGCAAGTACCGCTACGGGCGTTGAGAGAATTATTAAAACTGCCTCGTCTTTCCAGTCTGATTGTCTAGCTTCTAAAAGTTTTCCTTGATATTGTTCTTCACCTCGTGCTTGTCTTTCTGCATGAAGTAATTGTGCTTCAGACATAGCCATTTTAGCTTTTTGTCTATTTGCATAAATTTTTGATCCAGCTTGTGCTGCTAATTTAAGTGCTGATAACCACATTAGTTATACCCTCCTTTTTTCATTTTTATTGGAGGCACTTGTGGATTAGGCCCTCTTTTTGGAGGTGGCCCATATTTTACTCCACCAGATAATCCTCCGACTCTGTATGAAACAAAATTAAAAAAATTATCTTTAGGTTTTATTAGATTTTTGTCAATAGGTTTTGTAGCTTGTATTGGTTGTATTTTTGGTTTTACAATTCTTTGTTGGCCATCACCACCTCCTCCTCCTACTTTAGGAGGTTTTATTTTTGGTTTACCATACCCCATTGCAGTTTGATCTATACCTTTTTTATAAGCATAACCTAAACCTGGAACTGCTAAACCCAAGCCTATTGCTATTGCTTTATTTTGAAGTGTTGTACTAGGACTTATAGCAGCGATAGCTTTTTGTCTTTGATCTCTTAAAATATTTTTTCTATATTCAGATGTAGCACTAACTGCACTTCTATCTACTCCACTTTCAGCAGCTCGTCCTGCGTCTCTTCCTGCTGCTTGATCAGATTTAGCCGCATCCCCACCTCTTGCTTTAATAACTTTTTTAAGTTTACCAGAATTTTCCATAGCATAAAAAACAGAGTCCCCTTTTTTCTTGCCATACTGCTCTCTAAATTTTTTTTTTAATTTTTTTCCTTTAGCTGTTAACGGCATTATACTTTTCTCCCAGCTCTAATTGATTCTTTGCCTTTTCTAAAAATAGAAGCAACTTCTGTTTTACCCATAACTTTTGCTCTCTGTTCTCCAACTGTTAATATTTGTATCTTCCTCGCAAATGGTTTAGATATCTTTTTAACTTTTGTAACTGTTTTACGAGCATCAGTAGGAGTCGCAAACTTAATTTTAACAGTATCTCTAGGATTCTCATCGGTATATAATCTCCTACCTGTACCTTTAGGTTTTTTGCCAGTGCCTTTCTTAGGATCTGCCATGATACTTCTCTCTCCAATAATTTTTTCTTTCAAGCCTTCTTATTCTTAATTCTAATTCATCATAGTTTAAAATTTTTTGTAAAATTTTTTTTATAAAACTCATTTTTTAACTTTCTTTCTAGCTATTTCTAATTTTTCATCTGCTATTCTAATTCTTTCTGCAGCTTGATCCTCATTGTTTTCTAATTTCATTTTATCAATTTCTAAATTTTCTTCTATTTCATTTATTCGAATATCATTAGACATCATATCTTGATCTGTTTTTCTTTGTAAGTCTAAAGCTTTAATATCTAGTTCTCTTTGTTTTAAAGTAACTAAAGGATCTTGTTTTTGACCCATAGCCTCACTTTGTGCTAGTTCCATAGTTAACGTTGCAATTCTTTGAGCTACCATAGCATTGATTTGTATTTGTGCACCTTGAGGATCACTAGCTAACATTGCTGTCATGTTAGGATCATTAGCGATAGATGCTCCAACTTCTCCTTGAGCTTTTAGAGAAACGTGTTCAGATATGTGTGCTTGCAGTGCAGTATAAACTTGTGGGTTTATTTGAACCATTCTTGTAGACATAAATGCTCTATGTGCATTGATATGGGCATCATGATCTTGTTCTGGAAAAGCTTTTAATGGTTTCATAGCTAATACATCCATATTTTCTGTAGCAGGATCTTTTGGTATAGGTCTTTCCATTGGTTTTAATATTTGATCTATGTCTTGTGTGCCTAATGCTTCATAAACTCTTCGATATGCCTCCCTTAAATTGTGCATCATAGGATTTGACAAAGCAATTTTTAAATTTTCGTTAGCCATTGTTACTCTTTGTGCCATACTCATAATATTTGGGTCGGCAACTGGTATTACATCGACTCTATCATCAAAATCTGACTGTTTTACAGCTTGATCAGCACCATAAACTGAATATGGATAGATTGGAGGTAGATATTCTGCAAAAACTTTTGCTAAAAGTCTAAATTCTCTTCTCATTGAGTAGTAACATCTCTTGTGTATAGCACTCATGACCCTCGAACCTCGTTCCATTAACGAAACAGTTGTTCCAACAGCTCTATTTTGCATGTCATTACCAACATCCATGTTAGTTATTGCTGCAAATTTTTGTCCAGCGTCTACAACAAACCCCATAAGTTGGTATAATGTAGCTGATGGTTCCTTAAATGGTAAAATTTGAAACTGATCTTTGATATTTCCTCCTGGTGCATCAACATCTCTAAACTCTCCTGGTTGAAATGGTTGATCATCGTCACGAATTCTTATACCTCTAGACTTAAATCCAGCCGGTAAGTTTGATAATGTACCTGCATCAAGTAATTGTCTTAGTGATTGAGTGGCAGTTCTACTTAATCCACCAATCATGTGTGTTAATCCAAACCCATAAAACCCTAATCCAGGTAAAAATTTAAAATGAACAAAATATTCTTTACGTTTTTTTGTTTCATCATCAGGATTATAGTTACGATATATAGATAAAACTTCTCCAGAGCCTTCATCAATTGTAATAATGTAAGGAACTTTAACTTGTTTTTCAGGATTTTGCATTTCAAACTCTTCTAAATTACAATCTACATGCATTTCTAAGATTGAAAAAGAATACTGTTTATCAGCTGAAGGTGTAATTCCTTCTAACTCTTGATATTTTTTTTCAATATCAGATGGACCCTTAGAAGATGGTTTTAATTCTACATCTCTGTAGAAACCAGCTTCTTGTTTTTTTAAAATTTCATTCTCTCCCATTTTAATTACATGAGTAATTCTTTCGCAATCCATAAGATCTGTTGCGTAGTAAGGCACAACTAAATCTTCTGCCGGAATGAATTTAGATACAGCTCGTTGCATCACTTCATCATAATAAACTTTTTTAAATGCAGATCCTGCTAAGGCTAAATAAAATAATAATTGATCAAACTCTGGAGTGTATTCTTCCATTTGTTCAGTAATCATGTAGTTCATAAAATCTTGAACTCTTTGAGCTTGATTTATTTTTAAATCATCCTCTACCCCAAGAACTTTTGTTCTTACTGGGCCTTGAGATGGAAGTAATTCTTTATAAGCTTGTGCTTGAAATTGTGTAACTGCCTCTGATAAAAGAGGATGCGTAACCGATGCAGAACCTCTAAATGGTCTTGTCATCTCTCTCTGGTTTAATCCTAACAAATCTAAATTGTTTGTGTAAGAACTTTCCCAATCTTTTCTTGAAACTCTATCTTTTTTATAATCGTCAAGTAATCTGTTAGAAATTCTTTTTAAAACTTCTTCAGACATATCCTCTGCAATATTTTTAAAAAAATCATCTACTGCCTCTGCAACATCAGAAATAGACGGAGGTGTTTCATTTGTTTCTAGCTCAACATCTATCTCTTCTGTTTCAGGAGTTTCAGTCTCCTCAACAATTGCTTTTTCAATTTCAGCCATTAGTAAAGTTTTGTAGGTTTCATACCACCCATAGCCATTCCACCGCCACGAGCTTTTACCATTTTTCCTTTATTCAATTGAGTTTTAGGACCAAGTATAACTTTATTTAAAAAATTTTTTATACCAGTTCCAGTTTGACCTCTTCTCTCTCTCATAGTTTTAGCATAGACTTCTTTATTTTTAAATCTTTCTAAACCTTTGGTAATTGTGCCATCATCTGATACGAAAATACTTTTCATATTTCTTGGACTTGGTAAATCAGATCTTTTAAGTTTTGTAATTCCATCTGTTACACCTAGTAAAGGCCCCTTACCTGTAGGTGGCGTCTTCATTGCTTTTCTTGCTTTTTGAGCTGCTTCGTAAACACCAGATTTACCACCTTTGAAGGGAGATTTAGATAACAAGCCTAATTTACTTGCTCCAGCTAATCCCACCATAGCAGCCAAAATTTTTTTTCTTCTTGATTTTTTTGACATGTCTTCTCCTTTTAATAATATACGTATTTACGTTCCTTATAACTTTTCATCTCATCCTCGTCAGAATAAGTTGTTATAAAAGAACCTTGTCGGTATCTTAACATAGCTTGTGTGGTACTGTCCACATAATCGTCATGCTCTCCATGAGGAAATGCTGCACATTCTTCAATTACTTCTTGTGCCCAAAGCTCGTCTCTTGGATAATAAACTTGTTCAGATTCGAAAATAGGGGCACAAGCATTTACTCTTGAATGTTTATCTTGTCCTCTTCCTGGAGTGTAATCCATAACCGGTATACCCATTCTTCTAAATTCTTGTAATAAACTTTGTCCACTAGCTTTTGCTTCTATGATAACTGTTTCAGGTTGCCAATATTTGTATTGATCGAGAGCCACCATTTTTAATTCAGGAAAATCATATTTACCTTTTATTGCATCTATTAACATAATAGCATCAGGCCCAGACTCGTGAGGCGTGAATATTCCCCATGTAGTGATTGCACTATAATCGGCAGTT